AAACTGGATTCGTGATTTCGGTGATTACGATCCCACGAATGCTAAAACCGTCCTACGACTAATGACTGACGGTGAGAAGATGGCCGAATTGGTTAAGCGAGTCAAGGAATATGCCAATGAGTCGGATCATTACTCTAATGGCTGGGATGTGATTGTCGAAACCTTTACGGATCGCGAAATAGAGGACGAAATCAAGGGTGCCACTACTCTTAAGGGTGCAGTCCGCAAATTAAAACCACTAGTACAGGGTCGGTCCGACATGCGTTCTGAGGTTGAGTCAACCGCATTCTAATAATAATAACGCGCCCTTCGGGGCGCATCACCATAGGAGAATAGATTATGTCAGTGAATCGATATTTGGGGGACCACGAAATCCAGCAAATTGCCCTGGAGGTTACAGAGGCAGCTGTTGATGGTCGTAACAACGCGGTGAGTAGCATCATCCGCACTTTCTTTGCTCCCGCCCAGGCAGCCGCTGCGGACCTCTACGGCGTAAGTCTCAGCAAATCACAGACTGTTTATGTTGCCAAACTGGCGCAAATTGGCTATCAGAGTGCAATATCCAGGCACAAACGCCTTACCCGGACCAGGAGAGAATCATGAATAAGGCATTAATCATGCTGGGGGCGGTGATTGTGTTTGCAGCCCTGGCTCTTTCACCGGCATCCGAAGTCGAGCAAATTGAAGCTAACCTCTACGCCGAGATGGTGTGCCTGGGCATTTCTACTGATATGAATCTTGGGTGGCCCAATTACAAAAATATCAGCATTGATTGTGGTGATTATGCGGAATAGTGGTTATTATACCACTTCCTCACCAGGGGAGTTGAAAGCCAAGAGCAAGGAAGCTCTACGTCTACAACTCCAGGTTGATACCCAGGCATTTTTGGATTCGGGCGGTTCTATAACCAAAATCGGAGCCGGGGCTTCCGGCACCAAGGAAGGTATTTCTTATCTCACCGTTGATAATGATGACCACAAAATCCAGCGTAAAGATTTAAAAAATATACTTTGAGCAACACTTCGTAGCAGGCAAACACACCTCGATTCTACACTCCCTTCTACACCAAAATCTTTTTATAACGGTATTTCTAAATTCTTTGTAGATTTGTTGCAGCTGTTGCCGCGTTTTAGAATATTGTCTTCGAGAGACAATTTTAAGTCTTTTATAAAAATGAAAACTACAACACAAAATTGCGAAAAATAGCATATGGGAACGATTGGTTGATTGCTGGTGTGCTTTCGTGTTAAACTGCTATCATGACCAAAATACAAACAAAGGGCTTATTTATTGATGGCCATTCCGATTTTGCAAGTGTGGAAGATAGGTTGGGTGTTACACCTAAAGAAATTGCCGCATGTCAATATTATGTATCAAATCATTGCGCCTGGCCCGAAGCATGGAAATCTGCCTTTACTGCGAAATATGCTAATGATAAGAATTTGCAACGGGCATACACCGCAACATACAAAAAACAACGCGTACAGGATTATATAAAGCACTTGCAAAATAAAACTAGAGAACTCGTAAACATCACTGCTGCCGATCTTTTGTTAGAGCTCGAAGAGGCTCGCCAGGTGGCACTGGATCAACTTGATCCCAAGGTGATGGTAGCATCTACTCTTGGTAAGGCTAAAATTCTAGGCTTGTTAGAGGGTGTTATGCCTGGTGATGGTGGTACAAGATTACCCAGTCCGGTGGTCCCGGTATTTAATGTTGCCGAAGCCACCAGAGATATTGTAATAACGAAGGGCAAATGAAAATCAACAATGGACTAAGACAAGAGCAGGTGTTGCCGCAGGCCAATTTGAATTTGTCCTATCCGCAGCACGTATTTTTAAATGAGCTTAACACAAAATTTCGAGCTTATGTTGGTGGATTTGGCTCGGGCAAAACGTACGTGGGGGCTCTAGATTTGGCACTTTTTGCTTTATCAAACCCAAGTCTTCCGCAGGGCTATTTTGGGGCCACTTATTCATCTATTCGCGATATTTTTTACCCGACTATTGAGGAAGCATGTCATTCGCTGGGCATGACAGTTGAAATAAAAGAAGGTAACAAAGAAGTACACTTGTATAGCAACGGCAAATATTATGGCGTTATAATTTGCAGATCAATGGACAGGCCGTCATCAATTATTGGCTTCAAAATTGCTCGAGCCATGGTTGACGAAATTGATACATTGCCAATGATGAAGGCTAAACACGCCTGGCGAATGATTATTGCTCGGCTGCGTTTTGTAGTGGATGGTGTTGTCAATGGTGTTGGTCTTACTACGACTCCGGAAGGATACAAATTTGCGTATCAAACATTTGCGGAAGAGCCCACCGAGTCTTATTCCATGGTCCAGGCTTCGACTTATGAAAATGAAAGGTATTTACCACCGGATTACATTGAATCATTGGTAGAAACTTATCCCAAGTCTTTGATTGATGCCTATTTAATGGGTGAATTTTGTAATTTAACCCAGGGGTCGGTCTTTAGTTCATACGATAGAGCGGCCAATGCATCAAATGAAACAATACAGCCGGGGGAACCACTCTTTATTGGTTGTGATTTCAATGTCACCAGGCAATGTGCCATTGTGTATGTTTGTCGTGGTGAAGAGTGGCATGCCGTCGACGAGCTTATAGATATGTATGACACACCGGAAATGGTGCGAATTATTACCGAACGATATGTTAGTCATCAAATCTATATTTACCCGGATGCTTCCGGCAGAGCCAGGAAAACAGTTAATGCCAGCACTTCCGATATTGCGCTTTTAGAGCAAGCCGGATTTACGATTCGGGCTAAAAAGGCAAACCCTGCTGTCAAGGATCGCATAATGGCGACCAATGCGGCGTTTGACCGTGGTTATTTAAGAATCAACAACAGAAAATGTGAAATGTTTGCCAAATCAGTGGAGCAGTTGGCCTACGACAACAACGGCGAGCCGGATAAAAAATCAGGCTTAGATCATGCTACCGATGCTGGGACTTACCTGGTTGCGTACGAAATGCCGATAGTCAAGCCAGTGGCCCATATCCCAATTAATTTTAGTATATAGGTGAAGAAATGCCAGTATCTCAAACCGAACCGAGCTATGAGAAAAATGTGAGTATTTGGGAGTTAACTCGCGATGCCGCAAAGGGTGTAACTCTCGAAGCAGCAAAAAAGTATATTCCCCGTCGGTCACATGAAGACCAGGACAAGTATTATCAACGAATTCAAAAAGCCATCTATACGAATTTTACTGGACGGACCAGGGAGGGGCTGAAGGGAGCTATCTTCCGTCTGCCGCCCCGAATCGAACTGCCGCCGGATATGGAATTCATGCTGGATAATGCAGATGGAGCTGGTCAATCAATTGAGCAAATTGCAAAGTTGGCGACAGACGAAGTGCTCGAGACTGGGAGATTTGGATTACTCGCTGATTACCCGTCGGTCGACGAAAATCTGACTGCGGAGCAAGTTCGCCGAATGGAACTACAGCCGCACATCGCAACTTATACGGCTGAGTCAATTATTAACTGGCACGTTCACGTCAGGAATGGTAAACGGCATCTCGGTATGGTAGTGCTGAAGGAAAATACTCCGGTCCACTACGACGAGTTTACCTGGGATTACGAAGATCGTTATCGTGTGTTGCGAATGAATGATTCTTATGAATATACACAGCAGTTGTATGACGAGGCGGGTGATCCGGTTACTGAAGAAGTGGTGGTGCGCGGAGCTAGTGGGCTTGCATTTGAACATATTCCGTTCTGCTTTATTGGCTCACGCGATAATTTGCCCGACATTGACGAGCCAGTGCTTTATGATATTGCCAGGATCAACATCGGACATTTCCGAAATTCAGCAGATTATGAAAACAACCTTTCTATCCATGGTGGCGGTACTTTGGTTGTATCCACTGACATGAGCCCGGAGGCTTTCCAATCACTTAACCCAGGCGGCGTCACAGTTGGCGAAAATTCAGGCCTCATTCTTTCCGAAGGTGGCAGAGCGGAATTATTGCAGCTTAATGCGTCGAGTGCAATGCGTAGTGAGATGGAGCACAAAGAGCATATGATGGTCCAAATCGGAGCCAAAATTATCACCAAAACCGGCCAGCGCACTGCTGAAGAGGCTCGGATGCAGGCAACGTCTGAAAATTCAATGCTTGACACTTTGGTTGGCAACATCAACGAAGCTTTCCAAAAAGTCCTGGAGGACTGCCGTTCGTTTATCACGACCACTGATTCTGACTTGATTTTTGAGCTAAATTCTGATTTCTGGCAGGACAGTATTACCGCCACAGAGATCATAGCAATGATCCAGGGCAATGACGCTGGCGTGATGCCGAAGATCGACATCGTTCGCCGTCTGATGGATGCCGGATGGATTCAATCCGAGGGAAACGCAGAAGATATTCTTTCTGATATCAATCAAGAGTCGCCGATCCAATGAGTGCCAATGATTACCTGGTCAATCGCGAGATAAAGCACCAAATATACGTCCAGAGATATGCGGGTGGGCGGGTGAAGGATCTGGTCAAGTATCTCGATGATGCCCAGGCTGAGATCAAGAAGCGGTTGAAAATGATAACATCATTGAAAGAATCCCGTTCTCTGAATCGCAAATTGACATCCATTGTTAACTTGCAGAAGACTGCCTTAAATCGATTCGGTAATGATCTAGAGTCTGGAGTTAATGATTTCGCAGAGTTTGAGGCTGAATTTGCTGTTAAAACAATGAATGTCGCCGCTAAAGCGGATGTGAAACTCCCTAATTCTGAGCAGCTGAGGGCACTTGTTACCAAAAATCCGATGCGGTTGGCGGTTGGGCGGGATGGAGTTCAGGATATCACAATTAACCAGGCTACGACTAAATTTTCTAAAAAAAAGGCCAAGGAATTGCGCCGGGTGATTCAGACAGGCATGGTCGAAGGGTCCACGGTTCAATCTCTTACTCGGCAGATTACAAGTGTGACCAACCGTCACAAGCGACAAGCCGAGGCTCTGGTTCGCACTAGCGTCAATCACATTTCGTCGGAAGCTCGATCGGCGGTAAATCGCGCAAATGACGATATTTTGAAGGGTGAGGAGTGGGTGTCGGTCCTGGATGGCAGAACCACTCTGGGCTGCGCGGCACTAGACGGCAAAATACTTGGATTTGATGAGCCACCTTTTACACCGCGTCACTGGAATTGTCGATCGTTGCGCGTCCCTGTGTTAAACGACGAATTCCAAGAGGGTGGATTAGAGGGTGAACGAGCAAGTATTCAAGGTCCGGTGTCAGCAAAAAGGACTTATAGTGGATGGCTCAAGGATCAGTCAGCGGAATTCCAGGATGATGTGTTGGGGAAGACACGTGGTGACTTATTTCGATCTGGAGAATTTAAACTTGATCAATTTGTTGATTTGAATGATGGAAACACAATAACTTTAAAAGAGCTTGGTATTTTGGGGAATTAAATTTTAGGATTGACACGGGCATTCGTGCGGTGTTATCATTTACGGAACGCTGCGGGGCAGCATAAATCTACGGGGTAGAAAAGCATGAATTTACAATACGCACTTGAAGATATAACCGAGCTCGACGAGTCAATACAGGCACTGTACGAGCAAGAAGGTGATAAATTTATCTTAAGAGTTGATGGTATTCCGCAACCGGAGGATACGACCGGGCTGAAAAGCAAAGTTCAACAGTTAATGGACGAAGCAAAAGATGCGAAGCGACGCGCCAAAGAATTAGAGTCACAGAAACAGCAACAAGAAATGGACACAGCCCAGGAAAAGGGCGAATTCAAAAATCTCTGGGAACAGGCTCAAGCGAAGCTGGCAGAGAAGGATGCAGAGTTGCAAGATTTCACGACAAAGATACAACAAAAAGACATCAATATCGCCGCTCGCGGTATTGGCTCGCAACTAGCGAAGTCAGACGCCAAACGAGCGGAAGTATTAGCCGACTACGCAAGCAAGTACGCTCGGCACGACGGTGAGAAGGTTCAATTTTTAGTGGGCGGGATGGAAGTAGACCCATCCGCTCTGATGGATCATCTCTCGAAGGAATATCCGTTTTTGGTTGACGGCTCATCGGCCACCGGGGGTGGTGCGACGAGTTCTGCAAGTA